CGCAGATACCTTGGCTTGCAAGGCTTGGATTTCGTCGCCTAACGCTTTTGCGCTCTTCATACTGACTGCCCTTGTGGGTTGTGTGGCAGTCGTTAAACCAAGATAGCGGCATGACTGCCACGGGAAACTGAATCGTTTTAACCGTGTGTCACTGCCGCTAATTAGTTGCAGAGTGGTTGGCACTTCTGGCCAGCCGGAAATCACTTTACGCTATCGCTGATTGCTTGTCAAGTGCTTTGCGTACTGCGCCATTTTCTGACGAGCTAGCAACGCCGCTGCCGAGTCGAAAGCGTTCTTTGGCTTCTTGTACTTCTTGCCGTTTTCGACGCGTCCAGTAGCCAATCCTGACGCTATAGCCTCGTCCACATTGTACCAAGTCTCAGCCGCCATCAATTTTTCGATTTCCTGCGAATCCTCGCCCATGTACTTGCTGTAGATGTCAACAAGCGAAGCGTCGTAGGCTTTCAGCGCAGCGATCGCTTTAGCAAAGTCGTCTTGATTGCCCATCGCAAAGGACATTGCCCTGTGGATCATGACCCGCGAACCATCAGCCATCAATCGATTCTGGCCGGCCAAGAAGATTACACTAGCCGCCGACGCTGCAAGGCTGTCGTTAATCGTTGTGACTTCGCCAGAATGCTTTTTGAGCGTGTTGTAGATCGCGATACCCTCATCGGCAAACCCGCCTGGGCTGTTGATATGAACCGTTACCGGGCTTGACCCGAACGACTTAAGAGCCTCTGCCACGCCCTTTTGCGTGATCGGGTTTTCGTCCCATCCATCGCCCACAATGCCACTTAGCAAGATTTCCGCAGTTTCCGCGCGTACTTCGATCATTTTTGAGCCCCTTTCAAGTCAAAAACCCTGTTTTCCCACGATTTAACCTCAGTTTCAACAGCCTTTTGTAGGCTATTTCCACCATGTTTTGCCGCTAATCCAGCGAGTATTTCGGTCGATTTCTCGCAGTGGATCCGAGCCAAATCTCGATCAAGTCCGATCGCTTCGATCTTGTCGGCAAGCTTGTTTTGCCACTTCGGATAGTTCTTGCCAATCCAAGCGACAAATTGAGCTTTTTTAGATGCGTTGATGGCATTGTTGCCCTCGGTCTTAATCAGATCGCGCAACATCTGTTCAACGGCTCGATCGTTTCGAGAATCTTGCGAATCCTCTCGCTCGTCCTCTTGCTCATCCTCTGGGCTGTCCTCGACCTCATCGGCTGACTGTTCGCCCGTTGGCGTACTGATCGCCGGGTTGATAAACTCATTGCCGCCATCGTAAGGATTGAGATCAAGCTTAGCCCGGCATTCATTCGGATTCATGATCCGCGATGCAATGGCCCTGCTGAAGCTTTCCATCGTCGTTCGCAAGTCCGTTCGATACAACGCCGCAGCGTTGAACTTGAAATACACTTCGCCCGATCTCCGCTCTCTTGGAGTGCGTAGCTTGATGTCACATTGTTCCTCAAACTTGACTAGCCAATGGTCAAGACACTGAAGATACGCAAGCTGCTTTTGCTCCAAACTGTTGTAGCTGACCGAATCGCCATCGCCTGGCATCCCTTCAAGCCCGAAAAGCATTCCGACCTCTTGCCTGGTAAGCTTTTGCAACGCTGCAAACTGTGCGTCATTGTTATTCATCGACACGGCATTGGCCTTGATGCCCTCACGCAATAAGCCAGCTTTGGCGGAATTCTCCGAGCCTGCTTCGATCTTGTTGAAGTCGTCAATAAATTCCTTGGCGTCCTCTGCTTTGCGAAATGCCGCTGGAGGTGCCTCAAGAAACAACTTGCCGCGAAATCCTCGACGCAGTTGGTTAAGCTTAAACCTAGTTTCTTCGTAACCCGTCGCAAATGTCGCGTTAGCGATGTCAAGCAATCCGAGACCTTCGACACCGTCCCAACTGAAGCCAGTAAGGTGCAAAACGTCGCTATCGTGGAAGATTAAGTATCCGTTCTTGTCAGTGTCGAACGTGTCGAAAAGATCCGTTTTACTCTGGTTTTCCGGCTTGGTGATATGGTATTTTTCGCCCTCGTAGATGATCGTCCAAGTCGCATCCGGCATCATCGGGATTAACTCCGAGATACCGCGGCTCGTTCGGATGATAGCCGCTCGACCGTTGCCCTTCATCAACGCATGACTAAGGATCTGTTCTTTGAACGTCGTTGGGGCCTGGATCTTATTCGGTTGCTCTCGCAAAAGGTAGTATCCATCATGCTCGGTATCGTTTATAGACCCTTTGCCTTCACGCCGTTTAACGTCGATGGGCAATCGCCCGAAGTCACCTGTTAGTTTATTGTGAGCATACCAAGCTGGTGGAACTCCAAGGGCATCGCGCACGCCAACTTTGCGACCGTTTGAAAACGAATCTTCATTTAAGCCCATCCACCTGGCAAACACGTCTACTAAGCTCATCCTTAAGACTCCTAAGTGATGTAAAGTTTACCAGAGGATCGCTCAGGCTGCAAACTTGCAATCCTGTAGGCCATTACCGCTGCCACAATCGGATCGATCTTGTCTTTGCTCTTTGCTTTGTCAAACATCCATCGATCTTGCCGGTCTTTGCAAATCATCGCATTGTTTGCGCACCAGCGAAGCAACTTGGATTCAAGAAACACTAACCGACCATCTTGCATCAATTGAATGAAGTCGCGAATGGCCTCGTTGAAGTTGGCTTGGTTTTGCGCCATCCTTGCCGCTGTCGCTCCCACCTTACCAAGCTTTTCGCCTAGCTGTTGTCCGTTGTATGGATCGTATGCAACCGTATCAATTTCAAACGCTTCGATTTCCTCGATCAGCGACTCGGTAAGATCCTCGATCGGGTACGCACACTTGAACAATTCTTCAGAGTGCACGAACTCGGCAAAGGGCATCGCTGATAAGTCACGCTTTGAATCCGCTGCGATAAAAGCCCTCGTCTTGACCTCGTAGCGATAAATGATCTTGCCTTTATCGTCAACGCTGACAGGGAATCGAGCACAAAGAGCGTATGCCGCTAAGTCGTCCCGCGATCCAAGGTCAACGCCAGCCCCAAGCCCATCGGCATCTTTCCAATCCGAATGCAAGCCAACGCATCGATCGAACGCCGCAAGGTCAAACGCTTTTTCGGTCGAGGAAACGACCGAGTTTCCGTGGTATCGCTTGAACCGATTGCGACCAAGTGTTGTTGCTTTGCTTTCGTTCCATCGCTCCCTTAGGTAGTCAAGCTTAACCGATACGTTCAGGTTTGGGTTGCTCTTAATCCAATTCGATTCTTCGCCTGGATCGTCCTGTGAGTCGATCTCATAGATCAAAGCAAATAGCGTGTCATCCGAGTGAATCCCGCTAACAACATTGACCGCGTAATTGTATTCCTCTAGCCACAAGTGTGAATCATCCGCGCCGGCTGTCGTAATGATTAAGTGAAGCGGTTGCGAACGTGCCGCCGAGCCTGTAACCATCGTATCGTAAAACTTGCGATGATATTCGCCCCATGCGTGGAGCTCGTCCATAACAACGCAATGAGGATTAAGACCGTCAAAAGGCTTTTCGCTCGATACTTTGCGAATGTAGCTCAGGTTGTGCTTGAACGTGATCGTTTCGTTTTTTATGTCGGTGTACTTTTGAAGCGGTTGGGACTGATCTACCATGCGTTGGCATTCGCTGTAAACCACGTTTGCCTGTTCTTTTTTGGTCGCTGTCAAAAGTATCTGTCCGACCGCTTCCGGCTTGCGGGTCTTAGGATCGATATCAGCCATCGCAAGAAAATGACACAAACCGGCAACGAGCGTTGACTTGCCATTCTTGCGAGCCATCGACCAATAGACTTTACGAAATCGCCTCGATCCGTCCTCGATCCTTTTCCATCCAAAGATGTTCCAAAGCCCGAACAACTGCCAATCCTCAAGGATCAAAGGCTTGCCAGCAAACTCTCCAACCGAGTGACGCAAAACCAACGGGAAGAAATCACAAACCAATTCGGCTTGCTTTGCGTCGAAATAGTACGGGAAGCCATCGGTACGTTGATGCTCCAAGTCAATTCGGTATCTGCGTACCGCATCCTTGACACGATCGCAAGCAACAATCTCGCCGCTTTCAATCGCATTGCAGTATTCTTCGACTCGCTGGCTCGTGCCTGATGCTATCAACCGCTCGCCCTCGCTAGCCACTCTTGGAACGGATCCTCCTCGTCTTTTTGTGGAGCCCTCAATCGTGTTCTGGCCGATGGAGTTAAGCCTAATTCAGCCTCACGCTTTAGGCACCGATCCGCGAACTTGTGAAATTGATTGGCCTCTGGCTTAGTGGTAATCCCGCCGTGCAAAGTCACCTCAGAGACGTGACCGCCCTTGATTGATTCCCAAAGCGATAACATCATCGAATAGTCCAGGCAGTAACCGGCAATGAGGCCCTGATCGGTAACGTGAAGCAGGTTCATCGACCTCAATTGCTCACAGACCCAAGCCCACCTGGTCTTGGCCGCTGGATCCGCTTCAACGATCTCAGGAATCACCGGCTCGCCTAGTTGGGGCGTCGGCTCGTTGTGATTGCGTCGCTGCGGATCCTTAACGAAAGCACCCTTAGCAATCTTGATCGCTGTCGCTTGTGGTTTTCGACCCTTGACCATAAAAATCGAGCCTCACTGACCTAAACTGCCAATTTTGCGGAAAGTTTTGTTTGAG